TGTGATTGTCATTCTGTACTCCCTGAAGTGCCCCGTGTTGTTTGAATCTTTTGTTCGCCAAACCCACACGTAAAGCATTGAGGTATGGTTGGGCTGTAAACCTTATAGCAACACGGGCACTGCCACCCTTGCGGAGCAGCTTTCCACCCTTGAGGGTATCCCGGTGGATATTGATTTATCCATGTCATTGTTGTTCTCCTGTAGCTTTGTCTAAGGCTGCTCTAGTTTTTGCATACCAAGTCATTTCTTCATTTTCTTCCCACGATAAAATATCTCTCAACGCCGCCAACAACTCAGCATTCACCTCATGCAAGCGGCGTAGTTTGGCGGCGGCTTGGCGCAATTTTCCACAGCTAATAAAAACGCTCACCATCCCGCCATTCGTTTTCGTCAGGAATTCAAGCTGTTCAGCCAGCCGCAGGGCTTCGGGTTGTTTGTCAGTCATGGCGCACCCCTTTCGCGGATCATCATTGCGGCAACTACGCCCTGGTTATGCCAATCCCCATGTAGCCAATCTAGGACTGTCTTAGCGCATTCCTCTCGCTCATAGGCCGCAGCTAGGTCAGCAAACGCATGAAGGCTGCGCCATTGGTTCTCAGTCGCGCCCCAATCTGGCGGCATGATTCCAGCTTCTGCCGCCCATTTAACAATGTCATCTCTGGTCATAGCATCCCCTTAGAACGGTGCGTCACGCATAGCTTCTTCGAACTCCTGCCGCTTTCTTTCTTGTTCAGCAGCAGAATCCTCATCCAGCACCCAATAACGCCCCACAGACCCGCAGTGAGCGTCTAGCATGGACTGACGTTGAGAGAAGGCATAAGGGTAATCTTCTTGGCCTGTAACCAGCGATGTAGTGGTCAGTGCCGGATGAATACAGCGATCACGCTGTCCTTGACGATTGCCGTAGAACTTACATTCCACGCACAAACGAATATCTTTTAGATAAGTCATTCTAATCCCCTGGTGAGTTACTAATCTGTGCAAACTTGCACATACGCAATTTATACCACCTAAAAATAATTTACAACAAGAATTATTTACCTCCTTCACTTTGTGGATAAACCTGTGGATAATTTAGCTGGCACGATTCTTGGTTATATAGAATATATTCCAGTTGTATATTAGTACCACTGTATTCATAGTTCCTTATTACTACAGTCGTAGTACTATCGACTCTTTTATATTTTTTCTCCCATATAAAAGCATATATTAGTGCTTAAAAATTAAGCAGCTATTTCCCGAATTGGGGTTTCTTGGGTTTTGGGGTTTTGAATCCCATTGCTTTGAACCTGGCTCGAAGATCGGTTTCGACGGCTCCCTGGTAGCGGAATCGTTGGTCAAGGATTGATATGGGTTTGTCATCACGCGCAGGATCAGGCGCGCGCGGGGAAATTTTCTCTACGAGTGCTAGCTTTTTTACGGGTGACATAGTTCCTCCATGTTGTGGATGCCTCTAAAACGCGTTTAAACGCGCCACAAGGCGAAAAAATAGGGTTGGACATGGAAAGATACCATCCAACCCTGAAAACGGCTTAAAACGGCTTAAATGCCTAGTGCGTTATTTACTAGCGACAATGCGTGTTCAGCACTTGTTAGGCCTTCATCCGGTTCCGGATTGAATATCGCATCAAGTAATGCGGCCCGAATTTCCCATAAAACAAATTCGCTTACCTGGATTGAATCGGTAGTTTCCATTTGATCCCCCTAGAATTGATTAAAACGGCTTGTGAGCGGTTTTTAGGGGTTACCTATAGTCAGATAACCCCTAAGACAGAAAAAGGCTTAAACAGCCCAAAAAGCATCTTTTCTTTGTTGTGCTGTTGGCTCATTTAATGCGTACCATTCAAGCCAACCGTACTTTTCGTTGCGTACTGCTATGTCAAAAAGAATAACGTCAGAAAAATGAGGTGATACAAATTTGACAATCTGCCCTTCAAATTCTGGTTTGATTGGTGCATTGGTTCCTGTTTTCATTTGTCTAATCTCCATTAAAAGGAAAGCAAAACGAATAAGAATGCCCACATTACAAGAAATGCAAGTATTCCTGCTAGTAGCTCTAAAGCGGTTTGCATGGTCATTCCCCTAATTCTGTAACGTGAACTGTTTCAGCGCCATTTGCTTGCATAGCATTCGCTAGTTCCGCTGATTGTGTGATGATTCGCTTGCCATCAGGAAATGTTACTAGAATGTAAATGCTGTATTCATAAGCATCATACTTTTCGCAAAGATCGGAAATGTATTGTGCTGGTGCGAGTGTATTCATAGGTCTAATCTCCGTTAGTGGAATTGGCGTAAAGCACGCCCAAATGCCCAAAAGCCTAAGCCTATGAGCATTTAGTCAGGCTTTATGCTGCTATCAATTCCTCTTTTTCCTGGGTGCAAGCTAGCAAGAAATCGGTAGCTTGTTGCGCCAGGCCGCTGGCCTTGAAAATGGCTTTGCTGTCGCTTTTTAAGGCTTTTAACCAGGATTGAATGTAACCAGCATGGCGTAAATCACCCTTGATCTGGTGATGCTGACATAAGAATGCCGCCGATAGTTCAGCTACTAATTCCTCGAAAGCATATTCCGCATTGCCAAACTTGCCTTTTGATAAATCCCGATCACAGCGCGATTTATCGCTAGTCCAATGTGCTAACTCATGAAATGCTGTCGCATAGTAGTGTTCGGAAGATTGGAAAACCCCTAGTTCCGGCATTCTGATAACGTCAGCGGAAGGGATATAACAGGCCGTATCGCCGCCATGTACGATTGATGCGCCGGTAGCTGCGATTCGCTTATCGCATGCTTCGTTGCGAGCATTGTCAGAAACTGTATCGCCGGAAGGGATAATCTCGATACCGTCAACCTGGGAAACATTGAACACAAAGTAAGCCTTAGCAAAAGCATAGGCTTTTTCTTCGCCTTCCGGATTAGTCGATTTAGCTTGTGACCAGAATACGATTTTCGTACCCTTTTCGCCTTTTTTTACTTGACCACCTAATTGTTCCCATTGCTTATATGTTCCCCATACTGGTACGGAATAGGACAAACCGCGCATTGCCAGGATAAGGCGATTAATGCCGCGATAAGGCTTTTGGCTAATGATGTTCTTGTCAGCGCCTTGTGGAGCATTCCAGGGTTTGACCCAGGGTGCTGCACCCTTTTCTAGTTCTGCAATGATGGAATCGGTTATTTCTTGATAGATAGTCATTTGTCTAATCTCCAATCTAATGTTGACTAATGGTAATTACTTGGATTTGCGCTCAAGCGTGATGCCGATTAACCAGCTAATGAAGGCAATAGCCAATGCAGCGAATGAGCAAAGAAACTCGCCGTGAACTGTGAAAACCAGTGACCATAAAGTGAAAGCGAGAAATACAAGCATTGCGATAGTTGATTGTTTCATTTGTCGAATCTCCCTGGTGGAATTGATGAGTTACTGCAAGACCTATATTAGTGATGATTACCTTATTATGCAAATTGATTGTTGCTATATATTCCTGATAGTTGATAGATATACTCTATATACTATATATAGCATACTCAGTATTTAGCATATCGGTAACTTATATATATGGCATCTGGGTTGTTGAAAAGGAATGATTACAGTATGACAACACGCTCTCTGGTGTTGTTACTTTTCTAACGGGGTACTTGGTCGGCATATAAAGCTATAAATATCGCTGTATCGATAGCTGTAAGCTACCAGGATCGGGTAATCGGACATCGGTTGACGTTATCAGTCTGACAGTTGCCGGTTTGGTTACTTCGATGGTCGAGGTGGGGGTGGAGTGGCGCGCCCCCCAACAAACTCCCCCCATAAATTTTTTCTGTTTTTTGGTATGCTGTAATCCCTTCGCTGTATCTCCTCGTGGTGAGAAGGTACTTCGCCCCCTTGTCAGGGGGCTTTTTTTTGTATTAGTATGATTATGGTGGGAGGTGAGGATATGCAGACAGGAGTGATTATGGGGATTAGGGTAGAGAAGGGTGTTGCTCTGCCGATGGCGCGGGTGGATAGGAAGTATCCGCATGAGGAGATGGAGGTTGGGGATAGTTTCTTGATAGCAAATGTGAGTATGCAAGTGGTGTTGAATGCCAACTGGCGTGCTGCCAAGCGGTTGGGGTGGAAGTTTGCTGCCAGGAAAGAGGGGGAGGGGATCAGGGTATGGCGAACAGCATAACGGTGTATGTGCGTGGTAAGCCGGTACGGTATGAAACGACGCATTGGTTTCCGTGGTTTGAGAAGCCGGTGAGGAAAGGGATGTATGTGGTTGGGTCGGATTTGCTACACGTTATGCAGTATTGGGATGGGAAGCACTGGATCAGGGGGAATAAGACCTTAGCTGAAGACCAGGATATGTGTTGGATGGGATGGACAGGGAGGACGTTATGAATGTAGTTGAGTTACGGGAAGATTATGTGGACATGGCGCAGGATGATTACTGGGATGCTGTACGCAGGATGAATCATGCTGAGTTGATTATGGAGTTGCGTCGCCAGCAAGCGCGGTCTGCGGGTCTGCTAGCAGAGTGTTTGGCAGAGTTGTCGCGTATGAAAAAGGTGATGGATGGACACGCCTACGCCTGAAGATAAGTACAGGCATGAGCTACTGCTTTCCCGCACGGTTCTCAAGAACGAAATGAGGAAGGCACTACACGCAACGACTCCAGAAGCAAAGAGAGAGTTAGTCAGGACTTGGAATCAGGTGTACAAGCCTGAACTGGCAAAAGAGTTATTGCGTGTGGCTAAGAATCCAGAAGCACGGTACAGAATAGCGAATTGGAATTTAGATAACTTCGATGGTGAGCGCCGTGTCAAAAAGGTATGAAGACATTACCGTAGTTGCCATCTACGGTGATAGCCGTATTCGCACTGCCCTACCCGCTGTACAGAAGACACTGGACGCGCTACCTGGTAGCAAGCCGTTGTTAATCTCAAATGTCAGCATCGCGACAGAGTGGGAACAGAAACCGTGTGCGCCTATGTCGTATGAAGGGTACAGCGAGTTCACGATCTACTGCTTGCACCAATACATACAAACACCTTACTGCCTGATTGTTCAGCACGACGGGTGGGCGTTTTCAGGTGAGAACTGGAACGATGATTGGCTGAACTACGATTATGTGGGTGCGCCTTCTCACGCAGCCTTGCTGCCTAACGGTGAATACCATGTGGGATACGGCTGGACAGGTAAGGCGGGTGCTAAGGTTGTGCAGAACGGTGGGTTTAGCTTACGCAGCAAGACTTTTCTGGAAGCCCCTGGTGTGTACGGCATCACGCGCTACAAAGTGCCGGAACCTACCTTGTTAAATGAAGATGTGCAGCTATGTTGCTTTATGCGGTCTTCGCTGGAAGACGCTGGCGTAAAGTTTTGTCCTGATAACAAAGCAAGATACTTTTCTTTTGAGCATTTAGGCCCACCACATGAAGGGATGGATTTGAGAAAGGTGTTTGGACACCATAGCCGGTTCCGACAGTTGTTGTCTAACAATGATGTGCTGTGGAAGATGACACAGGAACAGATGAAGCAAACACCTGGTGAACAAGAGATATACGACTTGTTTACCGACTACTACGGTCATACCGTACACATGGCATGAAATTTAATCTCGCGCAGTTTTACAAGTTTTGCTCACAGTTAAAGATTGAAACAAAAGAGCAAGGCTTGAAAAAGATGGATGTACTGCTAGGCACACAAACCTATGTGATGGATGAAATTGCAAAAGGTTTGCGGGAAGACATTCACTTTTTTGTCATCTTAAAAGGGCGGCAGCTAGGCATCACCACTATTTCACTGGCATTAGACCTTTACTGGCACTTTATACATAATGGATTACAAGGCACGCTTACGACAGATACTGAAGAAAACCGAGATATGTTTCGGTCAACCCTTGCCATGTACATGGAAGGTCTTCCTAAAGAATGGCGAATCCCCTTACTGGCTCACAACAGGAACCAGCTTCAACTCAAGAACCGCAGCCGCCTCTTTTATCAAGTCGCGGGGTTACGGGCAAAAGGCAGTCTTGGTCGCGGTAAAGCCATTACCTTTCTCCACGGAACCGAAACTTCGTCGTGGGGAGATGAAGAAGGTCTAGCCTCACTGCTGGCCTCACTCGCAGAAACTAACCCTAATCGCTTGTACATCTTCGAGTCCACTGCCCGTGGCTTTAATATGTTCCATGATATGTACGTCACTGCTAAACGGGCGCGTACACAACGCGCTATCTTTTGTGGCTGGTGGCGTAACCAGTTTTATTCTGTTGATGGTGATAGCCAGATTTACAAAGTGTATTGGGATGGCAAGCTAACGTCAGAAGAAAAAGAATGGACACGCGATATTAAGAAACTCTACGACGTAGAAATAAATAGCAGACAGATGGCATGGTGGCGCTGGAAGCTAGCAGAAGGCATCAAAGATGATGCGCTGATGTATCAGGAGTTTCCACCGACAGAAGACTATGCCTTCGTAATGACGGGTACAAGTTTCTTCTCTAACGCCCGTTGTACCGACATGATGAAGATCGCAAAGAAGATTGGTTGCGATTACTACCGCTACAGCATGGGTGCAAACTTCTTGGATACAGAGGTGCTGAAAAGCACAGAGCGCCTGGCTACACTTAAAGTGTGGGAGGAACCAATTGATACTGGCTATTACGTTATTGGTGCTGATCCTGCTTATGGCAGTTCAGATTGGGCTGATCGTTTTTGTATACAAGTGTTTCGTTGTTATGCTGACGGTATGGAACAAGTTGCAGAGTTTGCTTCACCTGAAATGAATACCTACCAGTTTGCGTGGGTGATCGCCCACCTTGCTGGCGCATACAAGAACTCCACACTTAACCTTGAGGTGAATGGCCCTGGTCAGGCAGTCATCAACGAACTGCGTAACCTTAAACGTCAAGCATCTATGTTGTCAGGTCAAGCAGGGTATGACTTGATGAACGTGTTAGGTAGCATGAGTAATTACATCTGGCGACGTAACGATACGTTAGGTGGCATCTCAAATTCGATAGGTTGGATTACTACTGCACAAACAAAAGAGCGAATGCTGTCGTACATGAAGGATTATTTTGAGCGCAACATGATGGCGATCTACTCGACTGAGTTGATAGAGGAGATGAAAACGATTGTGCGTGACGGGTCGAGTATTGAGGCAACAGGTCGCAACAAGGATGATCGTGTGATGGCAGCGGCACTTGCGTGTGCAGCGTTTGCAGAACAGGTGCAACCTAAGTTGCTGGCATCAAAGATTACGCGGGATATTTCTCGCAAGACAGATGAGATGACACCAGAGCAGGTAGCGGTAGGTAGAAACGTCAGTGATTACTTAAAGCGTATAGGGATTTACGGAGGCGCGTAGTGATTGACATCATTCCTAAAAAAGAACTGTTGCGAATGATTAAACAGTTCATGGCAGACAAGAATCGGGGTATTTCCATAGAGCTGTTTGCAGAATTGTGTGGGGTTGACCGGCACACGCTGTACAACGTGTTTGAACATGAGAAATACCCGATGACTGAGCATATCCAGCGGAGGGTGTCGAAAGGTTATGACGCTTGGCGCAATGGTGAGATTGCCGTAATGGAAAGATATGGCAAGAAGTGGATAGAGTGGCGCAAGGTTCCTAAAATGAGAATGGTGAGGGGATATGGTCTTACGGTCAAAAATGGCGAGATTAAGCTGGACATTGGCATTAAGAATAGGCTTGATTATTCTGGTTATACACTTGATGACAAACTAAAGGGGATTTGATTATGGCAATATTACGTGATTATCATTGCCCGACACACGGGTACTTTGAATCATTCGAGGCAAAGTGTCCAATGAAGCAGTGCGATGACGAGGTGGCGATTGTGCATCTTCAGCCGGTAGGTTTGAAGTCGGACAAGACCAAGCACAACGACAAGACGCTGAACCAGTTGGCAATCGACTTCAACATGACGGATATTAAGTCCACCCGTGAGGGCGATAGCCAATCTGGTTACTTAACACGCAACAATGCTAAACCACCAGAGCAGCCGCGAGAACAGCGACCAGGTGATGCAGTAATGTGGGGCAACATCAACAACCGCTGGCAACTTGACAGTTTGGTAAAAGGAAACGGTTATCAAAGCATTAACGGGGAACCTGTGGGAGTAAACCCGCATCAGCTTGGTAACTTGACAGCACCCAAGGCGGCGAGTTATATAGCCGACCATGACAATCTGCAAATAAATCCAAATGCGGATACCTAGCGACCCGCTGCACCGAGAACAGTTCTATCTGGACTTGATCCAGAAGTGCTTTGTCTCGAAGGAAGAAAGAAAAGCAGATTACGCAGCATTGCGTTCCTAGTTCTTATTCGGCGCAGCGCCAGAAGAATCACCGGCGCTGTTCAACAAAATCTTTCCGCATATTGACCAACTCACATCGTTTCTCTATTCAGCAGAAACGACGCGGTTCACTATCAATATCGGCGCAGAAGTCAGCCCGCTGGAACACCGCAAGATTCCGGTGCTAACCAGTTTGCTGAACGATGAGTGGCTCAATAGCAACTGCGATCAAGTATTCTCGACTGCCCTTACGTGGGCGCTGTGTTACGGCACAACCTACGTCAAGCTAATCGTCAACAACGGCATCCATCCGTACATGGTGGAACCTGCGGCGATAGGTGTGTTGCGTGAAGATACGCCCTACACAGACCGGCAAGAAGCAATAGCACAGACGTACTACATCACCAAATCAGAACTGTACGCCCGTTTGTTTTCGCATCCTAAGCGGGATCAAATCGTCAAGCGCGTTACCAGCAGTTATCAGCCGCAGCAACTTGACATTCCTGATGGTATTGACCGCATCATCATGTCACAGACCAACCCGACCATGACCGGTACAGTCAACCTAGACTTGTCTGGCATGAATCGGTACAAAGCGCGGGTGTCAGAAGATACGGTAGAGATGACGGAACTGTGGGTGTGGAACGACGATACGCTGGATTACCAGTGCGTCACCATCGCAGAACCGGATGTCATCATCTATGACCG